TTATATCAACCTATGCCTAAGCTTTTAGAATCACTATCACGACAGGGGTTATTAGAAAAATGAACAGAAGAGAACGTTTACTAGCATCCATTATCGGACCTGAAATGGATGAAACAAAAGCCAAGATGTTAGATACAACTATTAAGTTTATTCTTGGTGATATGGGAATGCAATATACAAAATTATGGGCTTTAGAAGGTCCAGGGGTAATGGTTTTTCAACCAAATATAAAAGAAAAATCAATGTTTTATTTGACATTAGAACAGTTAAATTCTGCAAAAGAAGATGCTGAAAGAAATAATAAAGATGATTTAGTAGAAAGTTTTAGAAGAATTATTGATGCTGCTACAAAAATAGATCCTGATTCAAAAGCAGGTTATATTATTAATGATAAAGAAGGAATGAGATATTTTGAAGTTGATTACAATGAACTTACAACTCCATAATGGCTATTCATGATATTAGTAAACGTCGTGAAGATTTAGAATTAATTACTAATTACGATTTAGTTGCATCTGCTCATGCCTTAATGGAAGGAATTGATTTAGATGTAGCTAGTTCAAAAGTAGCTAATCAATATGTAGAAGCTAAAAAATTTTTTACACCTATAGATGATGGTTTAAATTCCCAACAATGGTATGGAGATGTTTATTTATTTCCACCCAGAGGAGCATATTTCTGGGATAAAAAAAATGATAAATGGAAAATGACAAGAGCTTCTTCTCCTACATTGACTTCATCTCATGCTGTCTGGTTTAGAAAATTATATAATTCATGGCTATCAAACGATATACGACAAGGTTTATATTTTACAAATTGTCCTGACATGATTCGATATGAACAAAAGATTTTTGATTTTCCTATTTGTATTTTAAAAACAGCTCCTCTGCTATTAAAAAACACAAGTTCAGGTATTAGTAAACATAAAACCTGTACTTCATTCTTAGTTTATTTACCTCCTATACATGAATCTTCTAAATTTACAGAAAGATTTATTGGAATATATTCTGAAAAAGGTCGCATTTTATGTTGATGTTCTTATACTAGAAAAACTGATTGGAGAATTATGAGCATCCTTTGTGATTGGGAAATTAAAGCTTTATCTTTAGGAGATCAATTAATTGAACCTTTTGTAGATCATGTAGTAAGGGAAGAAAATAATCGTAATATTCTTAGTTATGGTTTAGGTTCATATGGATATGATATTCGTTTATCTTCTAAACAATGTTTATTATTTGGAGGAACATCAGCAGGTATCTGTGATCCAAAAAGTTTTGACAAATCAATTTTAAAAGAAACAGAATTAAAAGAAGATGAAAAAGGAGAATATTTTCTTTTACCTCCTTATGGATATTGCTTATGTGTAGCTCACGAACGATTAAAACTTCCAGAAGATGTAACTGTTTTACCTGCTGGTAAATCAAGTTATGCACGTACAGGAATTCATTGCAATATTACTCCAGCAGAAGGAGGTTGGGAAGGTTATTTAACTTTACAAATTAGTAATTCAACAGGATTATTTAATCGTATTTATGCAAATGAAGGAATAACTCAATTGTTATTTTTTCGTGGAAGATCTTGTATGGTCAGTTATAAAGATCGTAAAGGTAAATATCAAAACCAACCTAAAGAAGTTGTCTGTGCAAAAGTTTAATGAGTACTGAAGAAAAACGAAAAAAAGAATTTCCTAAATATGATCATTTAATAGAAGAAGCTGCTGGCAATAATAAAGAAGCTTTGGAATATTTAAAATTACTTTCTACTGCAGCTCGGCTTTCTGATGATTTATATGATAATGATTATCCAGTAACAGGAAAAGAAAAATTACATTTAATTGAAACTTTATTTTTAACTATTCCTTCAAATAAATTTTTTCGAGATAATTATGTTTTCTTATTGTCTCAACATATGGTCATGTGGAATACATGGGAATTAAGTAATACATTAGATCATAATGATCCAGATGAAATAGATAAAATTTATTCTCATGTTATTCGAGATTATTTTTATAATATTGTTCCATTAGTAGCTTTATTAACTCAAGGAAAAAAAGAAATGAAACGTCTTAATTATTTAACGTATTATACATATCGAAAAAAATTAGGAGAATGAATGAACTAATTAATAGTAAAAAAGATATTAAAAAATTAACTAATATTCCTGTAATAACTGAAATACCTTATTTAAATCAATTTAAAAATTTAAGAAAAGAAAAGTTTTCATTAGTTCCTTATTATCAAAATACAATTCTTTTATCTATATTTGAAATTTGTGTTTTCTTAAAATATTTTTCAAATTATTTTTTTATTAAAGATATTGCAATATCAAGTTTAATTCCAGAAAATGGTAAAACTTTAATCTCAATTTTATTAGCTAAAGCATTAAGTGTTTTAAATTATAAAACATTATTAATAGACGCTGATGCTAGTGTCAGACAAATTCATACACGTTTAAATATTCAAAATAATGTAGGTTTAGCTGATTTATTTTATAACCCATATTTAAAAATTCAAACTGTTATAAATAATGTATCTAAAAATTTAGATGTAATTTCTAGTGGGGATAGAGATAGCTATATAAAATTAGTTGAAGAAAATGATTTAACAAAAGATTTACTTTATGATCATGATTTAACTCCTGATCAATATGTTTTTTCTTCTCCACTTATTTCTAATTTAACTAAGAATATTAGAAATCTAAACTTATATAAATTTATTATGTATGATTCTACAATACTTGGGACTACTCAAAATGATTCATTAGCTTCTCAAATAGATGGAACCCTTTTAGTTGTTCCTTTAAATAAAATTAATAAAGGATTATTTAAAAGTAAATTAAAACGTTTAAAAGAAAAAAATATTTTTATTCTTGGAATTATATTAAATAATCTAAGCTGAAAAGGATTTTCCAAATTGAGGTTTTGGCTTGTTTGCATATTCAGTTGAGCCAGCACCTGGAGGACCATAATTTCTTCCTCTTAAGCTAGGTAATTCCAAACCTGAAATTTCTGCTTTACTAATAGGCGTTCTTCCTTTAATTGTTGGTTCAGAAATACCTTTACTTTGTTTATATTTCCCTGCGGTTTTTGCAGCTCTCATAAATTTAGCTACTCTATCTTGTTTATCATTAATTTCTAAATCACCTCTAACATCTTCATCTACTCTTCGTAAATCAGTGTCATAAAGTTGTTCAGGATTTAAATCAGATATTTCAGCACCTGATGTACCAGAATCCTTTTGAGGATCGTAAGTGGGGTCGTAGAATCTTGCCATGATAATATTGTAAAAGCAATACATCAACACTTATATATTGTTATGGCTGGATCAAGCTCTAATGCTGGCTTTCTAAGTGACTTTGTTAAAGATGAAGTTGATTGCCACTATATAGATATAGAAGATTTCGGAGTAGATCTTGATAATGAAAATAACGACGTTCCTTTGTATGATCAGTATAATCGTGGATTAACTGGATGCGAAACAGGACTGGAAAGGAAGAACTTAACACTAGAAGGGAACAAGAGAGACAAAAGTCAGAGAGCAGGTCTAACGGGTTACATTCCAGCGATGGAAGAGTCGGACCAATATCTAGGATCATCTCCCAGATCTCCAAAACTTCTAATAGCATTGGGAGCACCGTCAGAACAAATGAAAAACCAATCATTGACAAGACGTGGCTTGAGCCAATAGACGAGACATCTCCTAAAATGCGTATGGCTGGTCCAGAAGCAGAAAAACAAGAAGTCTCTAATATTGGAAAAGATATTGAGTTGCTCAGAGATAAAAACGTAAGTGAAGTAAATGATTTAGCATGGAAAGAGATTACTGATTTTATAACTAAACGTATGGATTCTTCTGAAAAAGAAATTGAAATACTTTCAAGGAAAAGAGAAAATGCATATAGTGCTGCTGATTTAGAAGCTATGAAAAAAGAGAACGATAGTCGAATGCATCAATTTGATAATGTAGATCGTCCATTACATTATGCCGCTGGATCTATTGAATG